AGCCTAACGCCTTTGCCGATTATTAGTCGGTTATCATCATCGAACGTTAGCATTTATCTATTGGTCATTATATCGTGGATAAGAGGTAGAGCTAGACTCGCTATAATTAAAATTCCACATACAGCCATCTGCTGATTGAATGTTAAATTATTTGCCATCCAAGGAAAGCCTATAAATATTAATCCTAATACTATGATCAATATGAATGCTTCTTGCATTCTTCTTCCTGCTGTCTTGTATTTGGTCCTTTGTAACTCATTATAATGCTTATCAAGCTCTTTTTGTTGTCTTTCAAGTTTACGTATTTCTTCTGATGGAGAAATAATCGCATCTAAAATATTGCTAAGAATACTCATTAATTAGATCTCCATATCATTAATATCCTTTTGCAAATCAGTCAAAGCGTCTAACTGCTCTTGACAATTAGCAATCGCTATAAGCAAACACTCAGGACAAATCATAAAGCCCTTTGGCTGCATTGCTCCTGTAATACCTAATTTAATGGCTATCATTTCCTCATATGATTGCACAACATAGATAGCCTCTAAAGCTGCTCGCTGATATTTAACTGTTTCAGCTCCAAACTTACCAGCTTCATCAAACATAGATGAAAAACGATTCTCATCTTTGTTAGCAACCATAGTAAACTTTAATTCTGGATTAGCTTCAATAAACTTATCAGCATTATCTTTTTGACTTTCATAAAGGATGCCTTGTTTAACATGTTCTTTTTGATCAGTCTTAAAATTCATTTCATAAAACTCCTGTATCTGTTTCTATTATTTCGTATTCACATTTTTTAGTTATAATGTAACTATACGGTTTTGAAGTTTCTAAAGCTTCTCTTAGTGTTTTATAGCTGTATGGTCTCCACCCTTCATAACCATAATCAAACCATACAATATAAGGGCCTTCCGTATCATTCATTTTAAACCCTTCCTGCAATTGCACCTCTGCAAAACTCACTGAAGAACATTAGTTGCTTTGAACCATGATTTCCCTCTGCTAAGAAGTCTACTTTTTTAGCATAAGGTTCAATCATCTTCAATTGTTTGATATTGAAGGCTGGCCCTGATGGTAATCCATACACTTCAAAGCTTGCACCTTTTTCCTCGCTAGGATGAGAGAGCATTTTATTTGTATCGAAATAGACAAAACCATCATCACTAAATGGTTCTAGAGCTTTAACAGCTTCATAGAAACCCTCTGGCAATGTTACTGCATTGTGGGCACGGTTGAGAATCATATTTATATCCGGCCATTGATCAGCATAGAATTGACTCTTTAACCAGCTCTCATCTTCAAAGTAAAATGTACAGCTGCTCTTGCTAAAACCGAATTGTGTCAATGGTTTTGTATTTTTAATCAATGGGCTGATGATTGCCTTTGGGATGGCTACTGTAGGTAGGTTTATACCGTGGAAATGCTGGATAATCACCTTACGGTCAGTAGCTACTATAGTACCGTCTTTAATAAGTAGCGAGGCTGTTACAAGGCTATCTTGTCCCTCTAGGGCCAATGGTGCTACTGCGGCGATTGAAGCTCTCAGCTTATCGCTTATTAAAGCGCAGGGGCTATCTGGAAAGGATCGGGCAAGGCTTTCAGCGGGCATACATGGAACCTTGGCTTGGAACTTACCAGATTTAACGTAAAGCTGTGTATCGAGCTGTGTTATGGAGAACTGTTGCCCACATTTAGATAACGCTTGTTCCAGGATTTTAGCATTAGGACAGATATTTAAATCTTCAACAATCTTCTCTCCTATTCCCAAAACACCATTGTGAGCTATCGCCCAATTGTTTTGTAACAAAACATGCGTTTCTTGTGGTCTACCTTCGTCTTTAAGAATAGTATTAATATTCTTAATTGATTGAAGTAGCTGGCTGGTGTTTTGGGTTTTAGGTCTTTTCACACTCCACCTATTAAGTATTCGCTCCAATGAACCGCATTCTTAAGTGAATTTCGCTTAAAGAAGTCAGCTCTGCAAGTCTTACAACGCCTTCTTAAACAACCATCTCCTAAATCATAAGCATACTGAGAATTTTCCATTGTAAATTTATGCCCATTAGGGCAATGAGTCTTTCTAGGTTTACGATGAAAATAATCAATATCTTTTTGTGTTACTCTTAAATCTAGCTTTCTTTTAAGTGAATCTCTCTTAGATTTCTGTTGAATAGCTTCACACATTCTACAACGTCTATCTATATTTGTGCTATTTTTTCTATTAGAATACCTAGTATTTTTCACTGTATACTTATGACCATGAATACAGTGAGTTTTTAATTTTCTAGGCTTCTTTGTCATTAGTTAGCCTATTTATTTCATCTTGAAGATACCAAATTGCTTTTTGCAAGTCTTCAATTTCGTTCCCCTTATCACCAGCTCTCCAAATATATTTAATTGCATTACCCCTATTAAAATTCATATGTCTAACTACAGTGATACATTCGACTCCAGATGGATGATTGTTGTAGTGTTTAGGGTGATTTACATTTTTATTCATTTTGAAATTTCCTTAACAAAACTTAATCCACTAGCTGTGATCATATATAAAAAGCGCCTTCCTGTTGGACGCTTTCGCTCTAGTTCTTTCTTGCCTACAAAATAGCTTTCCATTTCAGGAATTGTTATTTGATCGTACATAAGTAAGGTACGGCGATTAACTTCTATTAGTTCGCCTTCTAATGGCCCATCAAGGCATTTGAGAGTTTCTGTTAGCATCTTTTATTTATTTAACTTTTTATTTGCATGATGAGCATCTAGCAAATCAATAGCCTGTTGAAGTATCTCCCTTAGTTTACCACGTGACCAAAAAGTTACAGCTGCGCTATCATCATCACCTTCGCGATGGATAAATGGGCCTTGAATTTGCGTTGGTGGTTCACCATCAATCCAGGAACCTCTGGCCGGTACTGTTACTGGAAGATACAAATAAAATCTGCAAGCTTCAAATTTATTCCCATCAATCTCTTTTTCAATAATTTCAATTCTATTGGTCATTTCTTCAGCATAGATATTAACACGCATTTTTCATTCTCCTATTAAAATGGAATATCATCATCAGTTACAGCTTGTGACCATTGCGGACAACTGTATACAATTATTTCAGCTGGTGGTCTAGCTTTGAATCGCTTGCATTCTTCTTTTCCTGCTTCCCATTCCAAGCAATTAAGACAATTACGATATATAAAACCCATTCTTAGAACTGATTGAATGCTATTTTTAAGATAGTTTACTTTTTCGTCTATTAGTACAGGCATTGGTTTTTTATATGCCATTAGTCAAGTCCTATTCCATGTTTGTCTTTATAGTATTGCCATCGTTTAGCATCATCTTTTTCAAACATATCTGGTACACAACATGAGAAATCAGGACAGCATTCATCATCTATATTATTGTGATAGGGTTGCCCCAATGCCCATTTTAAAGTTTGCGCTTTGACACGTTCTTTATATGCCATTAGTTCCACTCTGCGCTGAGAACTTCAGGGAAAGTTCTACCATTTAATTTTCGATTAACATGCACTCTGATTCGCCTTGGTTGTCTTAGCTCTCCAGTTCTTAGCACAGCTTCAGTTGTAGTTGTGGGCACTTCTCCTGGTGAACGTTGACGCCACCAATCAACAAACGGTCTTTTGAACTTAGTATTTTCTGGAAACACAAATTCCTTAAAAGCATCCATACCGCTAAAATAAGTTACAGTCAGATAAGGAGCTTTACCAGCTTTTTGCTTTTCTTTGTATATCACATGGCTAACATCATAATATTCAATAATTGGTGATTCAAATTCCCTGATTATTTCTTCACTAGACGCTTGTTCTACAATTTTAACTTTAAACTCGAATGGATGATTACAAGATGAACATTCTCTAGCTGAGATATGATTGTAAACGCCGCAAGCCTCACAAATTTTAATTGGTATCTCGCCTTGCTTATCACCTTTCTTGCGCGGAATAATAGGATCGTTAACAGGGCCAAGACGCATACTGTTTTTAGCAAAGTCTAGAACAAGACAGTTTTGCTTTCCTTGAAACAATCTCATTCCTCTACCATATTTTTGAATATGGAGAACTACACTACCTGTTGGTCTAAGATCAATTAATAAGTCAACCGCTGGATGGTCTAGACCAGTTGTTAGTTTTGAGAATGATGAAATAGCCCTTAGTCTAAGTTCTTTATGAGCTTTTAATGCAGCATCATTATATTCAGATGATTGCTTTGAATGAACAGAAGCGCACTCAATTCCTAACTTCCCAAGCATCTCAGCGATATGATTTGAATGCTCAATACCAGATGCAAAGATTAACCAAGAGCGCCTATTCTGTCCAAAGTAGCAAGCCTCTTGTAAAGCTTTCCAGGTGATTTCTGCTTTATCAACCTCATGCTGTAGTTGGCCCTGAATAAATTCTCCACCTTGCATACTAACATTTGAAACATCTAATTCAATACTAGTTTTGCGCGGAACTAATGGGCTAAGATAACCTTCAGATAGAAGCTTATTGAAACCATCAATATCAGTTAGATCATAGATGATTTCATTAAATACACCATCATTTGTTAGTAGCCCTTGACCCATACGATACTTAGTAGCTGTTAGGCCAATAATCCTCACATTAGGATTGATGGCTTTCATAATCGCAAAGAATCGCAAATATGCGCTATCTTCGTCCTGGCTGATTAGATGACACTCATCAACAAAGATGATATCTCGCCATCCAAACGCTTCAGCAATTCTAATCATAGATTGAATACCGCCATAAACAATAGGCAATATTACATCCCGTCGTTTTAATCCTGCGCTGTAAATGCCAAGTGGAGCACTTGCCCACACTTCAAACATTTTCTCGCTATTCTGTTTTATCAATTCCTTTACATGCGTTAGCAATAGGAATCGCTGATTAGGCCAACGCCTCATTGCACGTTCAATAAACAATGCTGGAATGCAGCTCTTACCCGATGCTGTTGGTAGAGCAATTAAAGGGTTTCCCTTACCTCCTGCTAGGAAGTAATCATAGATGCTTTGTACAGCTTCATCCTGGTACCAACGGGGAATGAAATTCATTTACAATGGTGTCCAACCTTGACAACCAACTTTTATAAATTCAGCTGGAATGATTTGATTATATCTAGAGCAGTGCCATTGAGCATCTTCAACAGGCTTACAGAGTCTACAACTCCTACAATTTTTAATTGGGATTTCATTATTATGACAGATATTTTTAAA